AGAACGGATGGCGGAGAATCTGGGATTGATGGCTATCGCATCCTCGGAAATGTTCTAAGCCCCGCCAATGCCGCTATTGCGTCGCGCCTTCCATCAGGGCTAGCTAAATCAGTGGCAAGTGGTGCCGCTGTCAGCGCGGCGTCTACGCCAGTTATCGGCGTAGATGAAGGAGCTGAGTTCGCAACCGAGAAGGCAAAGCAGGCCGCTATAGGCGGAGTTGCTGGGCCTATAGGTGAGAAGCTGGTACGTGGTGCATCCCGTCTGCTCAGCCCTAATGCTTCCAGTAATGCACAGCTTCAACTGCTCAAGAAAGAAGGTGTTAATCCGACAATCGGGCAGACTTTGGGCGGTCGGTGGAATTCGTTTGAGCAGAAACTTGGCAGTTATCCGATTGTGGGCGACCTTGTAGGCAATGCCAGAGGGAAGGCCAACGCGCAGTTTGAGGCGGCAGCTTATAACAGAGCATTGAAGCCTCTTGGTATGGAATTGCCCAAAGGGTTATCAGGAAGGCAGGCACTGGAATATACCGAAACAGTGTTGAGAGATAACTACGATAATGTGCTGTCCAGTATCGGGGCTGTTGTTCCGGATCAGCAGTTCAGCAATAAACTGCAATCTCTGACATCGCTTGTCGGCAACATGAAAGTGCCAGCAGACAAGAAGCTGGAATATGACGCTGTGCTGGATACCATCAAGTCAGCACAGGATGCCAATGGCGTAATAACCTCACAGGGTTTCAAGGATCTTGAAAGTGAGCTTGGGAGAATCACTGCCAATCTCGGAGCCTCTAAGAACATTTTCGATAACCGTGTTGCCCCAGCCGTGAAGCAAGTGCAGCAAGAGTTGCGCGATATGCTTTCCCGTCAAGCTGGCCCATTGGCAAAGGATTTGCAGAAAACCAATCAAGCCTATGCGCAATTCAAGCGCATCCAACGTGCAGCCTCGTCAGTTGGGGCGGTTGATGGGAACTTTACCCCATCTCAGTTGCAAAACTCCGTCAAGGCTATGGATAGATCAAAGGACAAGGCAGCATTTGCTAGAGGGAATGCTCCAATGCAAGACTTAACCGACGCCGGAAAATCGGTGCTGGGTGATAGTTTGCCGAATAGCGGGACTGCTGATAGGTTGCTGCTTGGAGGTAGCGGATTGGCTGCTTATCTAGAGCCTACGGTTGGATTGCCTTTACTTGCTGGTGCTTCCGTTTATACCCAGCCAGGTCAACGTGCTATTAACGGCCTGCTTACAAATAGACCAGGATTTGCCGCACCAACGGCCCAATTTATAAGGAACAACAGTAACTACATACTGCCAGCATCTAGCGCGGTAGGGCTTGGACTTTTGAATCAGTAAAGCCCAAATAGGTATTGCAATAGCAACGCAAATAATCCTAGCTATTTGATCTTCAGTCATAGCCCCATATTCGGGGCTTTTTTTATGTTTGTCAATCTCATTTCTAACGCTGTGAAGCGCTGAAAGGAAACACATGTTCAAGAAGAGTTTAGCCTTACTTCTTTCTCTGTTGCTGGCGGCTAGTCCGATTGCCAATGCCGCAATCCCAACTGCCATGCAGGATATGTCCACCACGGCAGCTAGCAACACGCCTGCTGGCTCAGAATCCCCAACCAATGCTGACGACTATCTTCGTGCAATACAGGCGATTCTCCGCTCTACCAATGCCAAAGGCTCAGACATTGCCTCTGCCTCAACAATTGACCTCGGAGCTGCTACAGGGGAATTCGTTGATGTGACCGGCACCACTACAATCACATCCCTCGGCACGGTAGCTGCTGGCATTGTTCGCACCGTCCGCTTCACTGGCGCACTCACGCTCACGCATAACGCTACCTCTCTCATCCTCCCAGGTTCCGCCAATATCACAACTGCGAATGGCGATGTGGCCCAATTCCGTTCACTCGGTTCTGGTAACTGGAAGTGTGTTGGCTACATCAAGCAAAGCGGCACTCCTGTTGCACTGGCTGATGGTTCTGTAGCAACAGCGAAGCTGGCTGATGGCGCTGTTACTTTCGCAAAGCTAGGCACTGATGCAATTACAGGGGCTACTGAAGATACTTCCCCAGACAGAGCGGCAGACTATGCCCTGATCTACGACGCAAGCGCAACAGCACTCAAAAAAACACTTCTTAATAAGATTGGCGGCTCCAATCTGGGGACCGCAGTGAGCGCTTCTGGGTCTTCGGTTGATTTTACAAGCATCCCCGCTGGCACCAAGAAAGTCACAATAGCTTTGGCTAGTGTTAGCACAAACGGTACGGCGAGTGTTGTGGTGCAAATTGGCGATTCCGGTGGCGTCGAAACTAGCGGGTATCTGGGTGCGGTAATAGATGACACTGTAGTTTCCAACTTCTCCGGAGGCTTCTCTGACAATACCGCGAACGCGGCTACGGTAAGGCATGCTGTCTACATTCTGACGCTGGTAGATGCCGCCACTAATACATGGGCTTGTACTTTCAATTCCGGGTTCTCCAACACCAATGGCGGACGCTCCGGTGCTGGCACAAAAGCACTCAGTGCGACTTTGGACAGAGTGCGCATCACTACTGGTAATGGCACTGATACGTTTGACAGCGGAACCATCAACATCATCTACGAGTGATTAAGCCATGATCCCAGCGAACATATTCATCGAGATCAACCCAGAGGATGTTCCGCCAGGACCATCCGGGAAGTCTGCATATCAAACATGGCTGGATAACGGCCATACCGGAACTGAAGTGGATTTTCTTGAGTGGCTTAGAAATGGTCAATCTTGTGGTGGAGCCGCTATCAAGCATTCATCCGTACCTGGAGTAATTAGTACCGACCAAATCTCTTATGCGGCATCTGGATTATCTTGCACTGTATCGGTGGTATCTGGGCAGAAGATTTTGATTGACGTAAGAGGCGTGGTTAGCAGAACGCCTGACGGCATAGTGCATTTCACCATTCGTCGCAACGGTGTTGATTTACATTCGTCTCCCCAGACCGGATTGTCGGTAATTCGTGCAGACAACGCAGACGCAGCCAGGACGCTGAGCTTCATACATCAGGACACGGCTACTGTCACTGGCAATGTGACATACGAGCTGTTCTGGAAGTGCCATAACCAGGCTAATGCCTACTTAGGGAAAAGGTCGGTTGATAGTGCTTGGATCATACCAACCACAATGACTGTTACGGTACATGATTAAAGCTCAATTGAAGGGGTCGGTTAGAAAGTTCGATTACTACGAAGCGCCTTATCCGGTAGAGCTTGTATCAACCATTCCCGCAGTCCAGTACAGCGTTGGCACTGATAGGCACTTCCGCCGTGTGGCGCATGTGCTTATTCCTGACTTGCAGCCTGGAGACTTGCTGACAATCGCAAGTCATTTCGAGATTACCAATGATTTAAATACATTGGTCGAGTTCTCAGCGGGTCTTGTTCTTACGCCTACCGATAGTGGCACTGCCGGACTTGAGAATATGAATTCTCTATCCAATGGGACGGAGCCTGCATACGGAAAATTCATCACCAGATTCCCCGGCTACAACCTGACACAGAATGGCAAGATGCATCATGGAATGATGCCGCTCAATGCGATTTACAAGGTGCCTGAAGGGGTGTCTGGAAGTCAGTATGTTGCAATTATGAGCTACGTGGCTGGACTTCAGTATTGGCCAACTTCGCAAGCTGTTGTGGTTGAGCCGTACTGCGGGTGGCTTCAGGTGAAGGTTGATCGGAGCTAAGTTTCTCCCATTGTCTTTGCAGTAGCCACCTGCGGAACGGCCAGAAATAATCCTCGACCTGCTCCCATATGAAAAGTCCGATAAGAAACATGATAAAGCCTATAACCATTAGCGGCGCAAGAGTAATGGTAAGGGTAGAGCCAACAACAAACTTTGCAACCTTCTTGCAAAGAAGTAATAGAAAAAACTTGATGGCGGCCTGTATGCCTTGGCTCTCTGAGAGTTGGGATATTTTCTCCTGCTGCCCCTCGGAGAATGTCGCGTCGTAAAGAGGAGAGATGATGTAGGCAAGTAGACAGAAGCCAATGAAATCTGGGATACAGCCTATCCAAAAGACAATGTCTGTTTTCAGGTGAAGCAGTTTCACACTAAGCCCCTATCGCAGCTGGATTTTTTGAACGATAGCACAACAGTAACGAAGTAGAAACCTATCACAACTACCAACCGCCTCCGGCGGTTTTTTTACGCCTATGAAAGCTAGACGAATGAACCACATCAGCGAACCTTCCAAGCAAGCCGTAGACGCTCTTTCCATTGTAACCGTGCTTGGCGCACTCGCTGAATGGTTGCCAGCCATAGCCGCTTTGTTCTCGATCATCTGGACTGCGATTCGGATATGGGAGACCAAAACCGTGACTGGCTGGGTAGAAAAACTGAAAGCAACTTTTAGGAGCTAGCGTGACCGTTAAACACCTTGTTCTGCCTGATGTTCAGGCCAAGCCTGGAAGCGATTTTAACTACCTCCGCGCTGCTGGAAATTACATAGTCGAGAAGAAGCCAGATGTGATTGTCTGCATTGGCGACTTCACCGATTTCCCATCCCTAAGCTCCTATGACAGAGGTTTGAAGTCATTCGAAGGGCGGAACTACAAAGACGATATTTGGGCCGCTAGAGAGGCTATGGACGCTTTGTTGGAACCGTTATACGCCGAACAGGCGAGGCTCAAGCGTAACAAGGAAAAGCAATACAGCCCTCGCATGGTGATGACCCTCGGCAACCATGAGAACCGCGTTAATCGCGTAGTCAACGAGGACAGAAAGCTGGAGGGCCTGGTCTCCGTTGATGACCTTCCATACCAAGACTGGGAAGTGTTCCCGTTCCTCCAGGTTGTGACCATTGACGGAATTGCCTATTCGCACTACTTCACCTCTGGCGTGATGGGCAGACCCATTACCACAGCGCAAGCATTGCTCACCAAAAAACACATGAGCTGCTTTGCCGGGCACCAACAGGGCCGACAGATTGCCTACAGCCGCCGAGCTGACGGCAAAGAGATGACCGCGATTATTGCAGGTTCTTTCTACGAGCATGACGAAGATTACCTAGGCGAGCAGGGCAACCAGCACTGGCGCGGGCTGTACATGCTACACGAGGTTAACGATGGCGCGTTTGACGAGATGGCGGTTTCCATCAGGTTCCTGAAGGAGAACTACCTATGATTACCTGCACCCTCGAATGTATCTCCGGCTGCGTCATAGGTGCCGAGCATGTGTATGGCGGCGACCTGTACGACGACAACGACAGCCATTACCTCTCAATAGACCTGTTCTTCTTCCGCGTAGTTTTTGAGTACACACCTGACTAGGAGCAAACCATGTACCGCATACCAGCCGCAATCGCGGCTTTTTTTACGACTATAGCAATCGCACTAGCACTTATCCCCAAAGCTCACGCTGACGACACCCTTACTTGCCGCATGGGGCCTGTTGTCTCCATCCACATCAAGAAGATTGACTGCCCCCTCACCAAGTACAAAGACAAATACCCCTATGGCGCTGTAGCCCATAACACCAGCAACAACCAATACCTGTTCGGCTGCTTCCGCAAGTTCGATGAAAACATTATCGAGATTCAGTGGGCAGGCGGCGACACATCAGGCATTCCGGCTAACTGTTTCCTGCTCGGCAAGCCTCAAGAGTTCAAAGGGGAGTTCTGATGGTTAGTAGCAACTGCACATGCAATCAATGCCAAAGCGGGTGCAACCATTTTGGGCCAATCAAAATAACAGAACCAACGGCATGCCGCTATCAACTTACGCCAGAGCAGAAAGCACAGCTAGAAGAGGCAATCAAGAAATACACAGAAGCAGAGGTGAGGCAATGATTGAGGTCGGACTCTGCAAGAGCTGCGGCGATGCTTATGATGCTGCGGAAATAGACGATGGATATTGTCTCGGCTGCTCTCCTGAAGAAGCGCGGCAACTACCGAGCGATGTTCGGGAGTTCATAGCCAGCAAGATGGATGTGCTCGATGCTGAATAGACAACTCCTGAAAGACGAGCTTATCCGCGACGAAGGGCTGAAGCTCAAGCCTTATCGCTGCACTGCTGGCAAGCTCACGATAGGTATAGGGCGGAACATTGATGACGTAGGCATATCTGCCAGCGAAGCCATGATGCTGCTAGACCATGACATTGAACGTGTATTGGCCCAGCTCAACATGCACCTTCCATGGTGGCACAAGCTCTCCGATAACCGGGCACGAGTGTTGGTAAACATGGCCTTCCAGTTAGGCATAAGCGGCCTGCTCAAGTTCAAGAATACCCTGACGCTGATTCAAGCCGAGAAATACCAGGATGCGGCAAAGGAAATGCTGAATTCGAAATGGGCGCAGCAGACCGGCAACCGTGCAAGACGACTCGCAAAAATGATGGAGGAAGGTTAATGCGTATTTTCATCCTAAGTTTGTTCCTCTCCGGCTGCTCGATCGTGCAATTGCTCCCAAGTTCTGCATGCGAGTACGTCAACTACGAGCGCACCCAAAATCACGTTGAAGTAATCGCATCCTGCACGCTTTAAACGGCTCTGCCTGAGTCGTTTATTCCTCACACCTTAAAATGCGCCTACGGGCCTAGAAATAGGCTCTCGGGGCATTTTTACCTGAAAGCCTGATATGAGAGTCGAATTCCTGAATGATTTGCTCATGCGTGAGCTGCCAGAGGGCACTTTTGAGCTTCACACCCCGTTTTATTGCGCAGTGGTGAATGATGATGGATCGGTAATTGAAGTTATCGTGCCGAGAGGGTTCACCACTGATCTCTGCTCAGTGCCTCGCGCCCCATTCGCCTATCTGTTATTTGGCGGAGTTGGGAATAAGGCAGGCGTGTTGCACGATGCACTCTATAGTCCATACGGGGAAGTGCGTGTGGAAGAGATGCAATCCCGCAGGAAGATAGAGGTTACAAGGGAATGGGCGGATGCTGTTCTGTACGCTGCACTGAAAGCCTGTGGGGTAGGCTGGCAAGCATGGTGGATGTATAAGGGAGTTAGGTTGTTTGGGTGGCAGTTTTATAAGAGGGAGGGTTAGCCGTGCCTTTGCTGGTACTGTAAGTTCATCGACAACTGGGCCACCTTCGACTCCAGTACACGAATCCTATTCAGTGCATTGAATAGTGCCGCCTGCAGCTCTTCTTCAGTCAACTTCCTATTGTGAAGTTCTTGCATAGCTTCTTCTGGCATTTGCCATTGCGTTATCTCAGCCATACCTATCCTTTCTGCACATTGCTAGTTAGAACAGTGATCTAATGACCATAAACAGGTTTTCAGCATTTGTTGAAACACCTAGTTTTGTTCATTCTATCTCAGACCCAGTAACCTCATTGCGGGCTGGAGACATGCTTAGGCGGTCTCTTTGAGCAAAACTCGCAGGTGGCATCACTGCAAGTCTTTTCAAGCCACTCATTAGTAACCGAGTCATAATATGCATCATATTTTGAATCATAAGCCGCATTAGGATTATCTTGACTAGCAACCGTTTCCATCATCCCTCCTATCCTAGTAACTCAGCAATAAACAGTTTGCAAAACTAATAGCACATAAGCATTCATGCGGGTTGTAGAGGTGCCAATTTTCACTATTTGCAAACTATAATCGAACTGGAAATGGCGTGGTATATAGACAGGACAGGCGGACTCGAAATTCGGTATACGGTTTTGCCGTATCGTGGGTTCGAATCCCACCCTTTCCGCCATGGTAGGCACTTCCAGACCGTTTCAACACTGACAATTTTAAGCCAATTAGTTTGCAAACAGTGTATTAGTTTGCAAAATCACTTCGTCGGCTTCACTTTTTGGCCTCTGCGCTTACGGGAATAATGCTCAGTCATGGTTACTGTAGAGTGCCCAGCTAACGCTTGAGCTTCCCGAATATCTGATACTTCTTCCCTGTCGGAAACGCCCTTGGCTCGCAAGTCTCTGAACTGAATATCGCGCTCTATTCCTGCTTTCTCTTTGGCTCGTTTCCAGAGAGCTGAGATCCATCGCACTGTCACAGGCTTGCCCATTGCGCCAGTGACTAGCGCTGTGTTGTATACCTTGCCGCTCTTTCGTGCTTTGCAGCGATCTAGTACAGCTTGGATCGATGGGCTTATCTCTACCCGCATGGGCTTTTTAGTCTTGCCTTGGCGGAACTCTATACAGTCGCCGTTTATGTCAGTCTCCCGCAGTTTTAGCACGTCTGCCGGGCGTTGGGCCATGAGGTAGGCCAGCTCCATTGCATCATGCAATACAGGCTCTGCATGAGCCATTACAGCGAGATATTCGGCGTCTGATATATACACGTCCCTGCCGGACTCTTCGTTGCGCTTAACGCCAGAACAGGGGTTCTCCTTATCCGTCACGCCTATCTCTCTGGCGTAATTCCAAAGAAGGGAAAGCAGGGCGATTTCACGATTGCCCTGTACCTTTGCTTCGCGCCACTCCCTGTATTGCCGGATGTGCATGGGCTGGATTTGCTGGAAGTGGGCGTCACCGAAAAATTCAATCAGCCGTTTTGACCAGTTGATATAGTCAACCTGAGTCCTTGGCGCTCTTACCAGCAAGCCGATGTCTGACTCATCCTTTGCGTAGGCGTCCCACACGTCCTTGAATGTAACAATGAGGCCTGTAGCCTTGCCTTGCTCAAGCTCGGCCCATTGACGCATGGCGTTGACGTAATTAGAGCCTAACGACTTATACCGAGGCCTGCCGCCTGTGTCGTAGTAGTAATACTTCTTGCCGTTAGGCTTGGTGACTACTGACAGCCTAGGAGGCAAGTTTGAGTTTGTTGTGCGCTTTCTTCCCACGTAGTGGCCCTGGTATCCATTCTTCTTCATTCTGCGCTTGAGTTCGAGTGCCATCAATAGCCGACCTTGCTACTACCGGACGGCCTGAGGCATTAACCCAATGCGGTATGCCCAAGCGTACCAGCTCTTTAACCTGCAAGGCATGCCACTTCTTACTGGTAAGCGTCCACACTTCGTCTTCAGTTAAAAAGGCTGATTCACTCATGATTCTTTACTTATTCCTTCGCGCACGGATGGCGGCTGCACATTCCTCTGCATGCCATGTTGGGCTATGCGTTTCGCTAAGCTCGTCACACAGTGCGGCACATTCTTTACGCTCATTGGCGGTAGCTAGCTCCCATACCTTGAATGCAAAGATGGTTTCCACTTCCGTGTAACAGCCACCAGGGCGCTTGAACTTATCGTTCCCCCATTCATGTTTCCGCATGGCTTGTTCAAACTCTCGCTGGATTTCTCTTTCACGTTCCACAGCGCATCCTTTCTGTAATATGCCAGCATGGTCTGACCAACTAATGTCCCAAAACCTTAGTTTTGTTCATCAGGTCTCTGTGCTAAATCACTTGAGTTCGATTTGATACTTGCCAGAATTACATCCCTAGCTATCAGGTTATCCACCTTCCAACCTATCTGCTTTCCATCTATCTCCATGTGGATAAACAACCCTTCCTCTTCGGAATAGGTGAATCTGCATCTGTGTGTGTATTCCATGATCTAATCCTTTCCTTTGTGTTTGGCGAGGGCAGCTCTGGCCTTTTCAAGCGCTCTAACAAGGCCACTTTTGTGCATGGTCTCTCCAGCGCATACGGCCGCACATAGTTTCAACGCTTCGACCAACTCTGCATCTATGGTGGAACGGGCTTGCCATCCTTCCCACATCAAATGAGTTGTTAGGTCTGTGTAAATGTCTGGATCAGGGCCGCTTCTGTCTAGGCTAATATCCCCATTGGAAAAGTGCTTCTCAAACGCTTCCCGCTCATCCTTATTCATTGGTGGCCTCACTTCCTTTTTGTTCATTAGGTTGCTGTTCTTGGATGCTGGGTTGTGGGCTGGATAAGCCTGTGCCCTCAATCCAAATGTCCATCACTCTCTGAGCAAGATGCTTTGCCTCTTCTATAGTCTTGAAACATCCAAGGTCGTCTTTTATGCCAGGCAGCAAGCAGGCAACTTGCCAAATATCATCCGTGTTACTCTTTGATCGCGTGGAGTTGTAATGAATGCTGAACACCTTGAATTTGCCAAGCCAGCCAGATTCGCCGACTGTGTATTGGCTTCTTCTTTCTTTCCACACTAATTCCACGTTGCTTCCTTTCTGCACTCTGTTTATTTACCGAGAAACAAAATCTTCCCAAATCCTGTCTACCCTCCAACCACAAGGAGGATCTATGGCCATTGAAATATCCAACGTGCACGTG